TTGGCGACCAATTCAGCGTCTTCACCATCACCAGTAACACCCAATACAGCATACGTATAACCAATGCCACCGTCAACAATATTTACAGCAACAATTTCACCGTCCTGAATAATTGGGACAAATCTAGCTTCAGATTTTACAGATTGGATTTCAACGATTGCCGATTCTGTAAAACTACCGTCTGTAATTTCGACTGTTGGTGAGAAAGAATAACCAGCCCCAAATTTAATGCGGGCAGTTGCTGTTGCTCTTTTGCCGACGTACTCGAATGTCGCTGTTCCATTTGAAGCAGATCCAATCGTGTGTGTCGGTGGTGTCGAACTAGTTGTTCCAGCGACTGTTACAGTATATAGATTATCACCATAAAAATACTGATCGTTGACATTAACAGACTGGGTTGCTTGCCATTGATCACCAATTGTTATTGATGGAATTGTAGTAAAATCATCCCCACTATTGGAAATAATAATGTTTTGTACAGACCCATTATCAATGGTAGCAATTGCTGTAGCACCAGACCCACCGCCGCCAGTGATATACACATTAGGCCGATTGATATAACCAGATCCGCCACTTAAGACATTGATTTCTGCGATATCGCCATAAAGAGTGAAATCTGTCACTTCACCACCAACAACGGTAACAGTTGCGGTTGGTATTTCGCCGACATATGTTAGCGTTGTTGTTCCATTTGCTATATTTTTCTCACGATGGGTAGGAGCAGTTGTTCCAAGTGAACCAGACTTGACAACCTCATAAATTTTGTTTAGATGTCTAACCTTAGAACCTACTGATACCAAACCACCAGATGACCATAACTGAGCACCAGAAAATGGTGGTTGAATGCTAATGGTTGGTGATGATGTGTAGTTTGTACCGCCTGCTATAATATTTGCCCCAATTAGATAATAGGGGTTGCTTTCTAGATGACCATCGCCTGTAATGGATATTGTTGCCGATGTATAATCAGACCCTCTATTAATCAAAGAAATGTTCTGAATAGAGCCAGCAGAATAAAACTGATTTGATAGAGCCGAAACGACAGGTATATAAGTCGATGTCACGAATCTGTTTCTCATTGAAACAGGGATCATGTATAGAAGTTTCCAAATATAACCATCACTTGTTTTGAATGGATTTGGGCTAGTGCCGGTCGGCTTTACTCTAGAAGCGGCACCATTGTTGTTATGTAGACATTGATATACATAAAATTCATCTGTCATTACATATGAATCTGTATTCTCTAGTCTTTGTGCATTCGTTTTAGAGCCAAATGTTATAACAGATGCTGCTTCTGCACCAGAACCCGATGATCCGGCGAAAATAACCGATGGGTGCGCAGTATAACCAAAACCTCGACTGATAACTTGAATGTCAATGATGAATCCATCAAACACACTACAAACAGCCGTGGCACCAAACCCATTACCGTCAGAAACGAGCACAGACCGTAACCGAGTTGACCCATTTGATACTATACCACTCGTGTGTAAAGGGCTCTGATCGCCGCTAATGCCACCAACATCAACAATGTAATATCTACCATCAATCGATAGCAGTTCCAATCCTTCATAGATGGTATTTGGTTGCCAAGTCTGAGCTTCTGTAGAGCCAATATAGACTTTTGGCGCAATTGAATAACCCGATCCACCATTAATTAGATCAATACCCTGAACTTCTGTACTATATTGATCATCATATTCATCATACACCTCACCCTGAACCCAATCAATTCTCCGACTGACATATGAAATCTCAGTCGGCTTGATTTCTTTAACCATAATGATGTCATTACGGATTGCTCGATCATAGGCTACACTTTCCACGGGTGTCTCAGGGGAAAGATCATTTAGCCATGGTGTAGTGCGGCCCAAATAATAGTAATATTTCGCAACACCAGTCATCGCTTCTTTATAGACACTATCAGCAATGGTGTTATGAAAAGTGTCTTTTAGAATAGATGATGTCATAATGGATAAACCTTAAGAAATAGTGATTGTCCAAGTGATTGCAATTGTATCACTAGCTTGTTTATTTACAACAGGAAACACTGTTCTGCATAGCATAGTGCCACCAGATGAAGCGTTGAAGATACCAGCTTCTGAGATAGCCCCAGTACCAACACCTTCCACGAATGTTGCAGTAGCTGTAATAGTATTACCCGATGCTTGGAATGAAAATAGTGGTGATCCAGCTCGACCCAGCTCATTACCAAGTGCTGTATTGTTCGCATTAGCTGCCGCCGTTCCACTACCGATAGCCATGTGAGACATAACCGCGGCTGTAGTTCCAGCCATACGAGAAGCGATATATTGCTTACCGGTTGTCACGACCAGATTGGGCACTTTCATCGACTGCGTGATATGACCACTTTTGTCAGTAACAATAATAACCAATTCACCAGAAATTTTTAGATCATCCTTGATCTTCATGTGGTGTTCTCCAAAATGAAACTATTGCTTAAAAAACGTTTGTGAACTAGCCCGATTCTTTAAGTTGAATGTCTAACTTAAAGTTATTGAATATATCAAATTCACCAAATAACGCCAAACCACCCGGATGGATTGTTGACTTCAGTAACTCTTTATATTGATCCAACTGTTGATTGATTCGAATCACATATGAAAAATCTTGATAGTAGTAACTATCCTGAATATAGATAGAGTCATTCAAGAAACCATCATTTGATGTATAATATCCCGGATATTTAGCAATTGGCCCAAGATCAAATGATAACTTTGCATATAGATCTATATCTATACCACTTTGAGTGTTATCATAAATGAATTCGCCAATAACCTCTCCCACATATGTAGAATCCCATGCGGGGGCATCCATTATATTGGTCTGTAGATATGTCTGTCTATTGATAAAACCTTGTTCGGTGATATCATAATAGAATTCACTTGAACTAACACCAGATTCCGAAGATTCGGTAAACGGGGTTACTACAGTTATTCCAGAGTTCTTTGATGATAGGGTATAATTGACAAATGCCGACTTATACCCATATCCAAATTGTATTAGCTGAACCCGTTTCAAACCACCACCAGGTAAAACTTCCATCACCTTGACTACAGATGGAGAGCCGCTGGGCGATGATACTGTGAAGATTTCTCCGATCTTAAAGCCAGCGCCCGGCGATAATATCTTAACCGAGTTTAGAGTTGAAACAACTGTAGCCCGTACTGTTGAGGTGATGATATAGCTCCCAACAGTGATTGATCCAGAATACCGTTTGTCTATAAAGACTTCATAAACACCATCGGCAATCTCGACTAATCTATTCACATAGATTTTGAATCTATTCACTGGCGTTTGGATATCAACAGACTTTTCAAAAATGTCATTGATATCACCATAATTTATGGACACAAAAAGAGAAATATCTTGTTTCCATCGACCATCAGACGCCCGCAAAACCTGCTCTGATGGATATACAACATCAGATTCCAACCCATAAACTAATCGGAATAAAAGTTTATATGCAGACTCGGTACCCTTAGCGTTATATAGGTCTTTTATCTTCTGATAAAATAGCCGTCGGCAACAATGAATCTCTTCCGGGATATCTCTAGCTAATTGTCTCTTGAAATACTTGATAAATTGTTCGGGTGTTTCTTCGATGTCGACAATTGTCTCAACACCATTCGATAGATGTTCATTTTTTAGCCAATCATAATACGCTTGGACAAACTCGACAAAGGCTGGATAGTTCGCCTGAACATGATTAGGGACTTGATGAGCGATACTAACCTTAGTCATTTTTATTTTCTGCTAGAGGTGAATTGGTAATCTGTATAATTAGACTGAATGATTGGTGTTATCGATAACTTGATTGGATCAATTCTAACAATGCGGTTCTTCATCGACACGATATCATTCGACTCGGTTTTTACTGTTAAAGCCACTTGAGTATTTATCGATGATATGATATTGATGTTACTAATTGTAATAGCTCCAGTGGAATAATCTACAAATCCTATATTAGGGTTAACAATTTTCTTAATGTTATTTTCGATATAGAACAATCGAAGATTACCGACAGTTGACCCAGCGACTGGAGCATCATCGATATAGCATAGTTGAGGTGATAACGATGTTACTATCCCATCAGATAACACAGATTCGCCAGCAACACCCGAGTTAAAAATGGGGTTATTCGTATTGATCTTATAGCTGCTAATCTGATTATAGTTTGGTGTAATATAGACTCTAGATTTTAAAGTTATGATATTACTAATAATAGCATCATCGGAATCATCGATCAATCTAGACAACTG